TTTATATAATCTTTTAAAACAAAATTATGACTATAGAAAACTTTAATATTAATATCTTCATTATATAAATCTAAATAAAAACTATTTTTTTTATTTTTTAAACCTTTTGGTAAATTAAATATATATCTTTTATTAATAATAGTATTAAGTTTATATTCTTCAGTTTCTTTATATTTATATAAAGGTTTATTGTTATTTAAATATAGTTCATCATTAATTAAAAAATTTAATGCTAAAAATATTAAAATACTCGATATTATAAAGATTAAAAATATTCCTATTCTTTTCATAATTTAATTATAAATTATTTTTAACATAAGTTCTATTAGATTTTGTAAGTCTTTATTTAATTAAGATAACATTTGTTAAATTACATTAAATTTCAATATTTTAGTAACTATTTAGTACCTAAAAAGGAGTATTAAATAATGAATTGTAAGCATTTAAAAATAAGATCTAAAAACTACAAAAAATATATCTATTGCGATTACTTAGAAGAAGAGATAAAATTCTCAAACTGCTATAATTGTAAATATAAAGAATTTAAAGAATATAAACCTATGAAAAAGAAATCTAGTTCTTTACAAAAACTAGAAAAAGAAAGATATAGTATTATTTACAAAGACTTCAGTAAATGTTGTATTTGTGGTTCTATTAACAATATTTCAATTAACGAAGTTTTTGAAGGATCATATCGCAAAAAATCAATGATTTATGGCATGACAAATCCACTATGTTTTACTTGTCACAGAAAATTTCATGATGATATGGAATTTAACAAAAAAATAAAAAGACAATTTCAAAGAGAATTTGAAAAAACTCATACAAGAGATGAATTTATAGATATATTTATGAAAAATTATATTGATGATTAAAAAAGATAGTTAATACTATCTTTTTACTAAAATTAATGAATTTCTTAAATTTAGATTATTTAATTGAAATACTTCATAATTTCCATCTAAACTAGCCATTGCTGTTTGTTTAATTCCATATTCTAATAAATTTAAACTTCCATTTTTAATATCAATATCATCTAAATTTTCTGCTAAATTAAATTGCATTAAATAATCTCTTAAATTATTTATTTCTGCTAAATCATTAATTATAAATATTTCATTTATAAACTCATATTTAATTTTTAAATCTTTTACTGATATTAAATATTCACCTTTTTTATCAATAATTTTATTTTCTTCATTTTTAGCTATTTCTCTTACTAAATTTCTTAATTTATTTTTTGATAAGTCTTTCTTTTCTAATTTTGATAAATAATGTACTCCTGGAAAGTAATCTCTATTTTTATAACTTTCATCAACGAAGTTTACAAACTCTTCTCTTTCTCCTAAAAATTCTATTTCATATTTTTTTATTAATTCTACATTTTTTAACATAATATTTTCCTCTTTCTTTTTTTAAATATTTCTGCTAAACTTAATTTATCTATTAAGCAAAAAAGTTTAATAGATCCTATATTTTATATAGTGTTGTGAGTTAATCAAACAGTTTAGCGATTGGAGTGATTAACTCTTTTTTTTATTTTTTAAATCTTGCTCTACTTTCAACATCAAATAATCTTTTATTTTAATATTATTTAATACTTCTTGTAATTTATTATTGTCTTCTTCTCTTAATCTTACTTCATATCTTTTATAATTATTTTTAACATAATCGATTACATATTTAGAGTTTATTTTTCTTTTAATATTTTATTTTCTCCTTTCTATATATAAATATATCAAACATAGTCGGTTATGTCAAATATTTTTTATTGTTTTTAATAAAAAAATAGGATAGGTATTTTTTACCTATCCTATTATTAATATAATCTTATATTATCATCATTTAATGTTCCGTATTTTTCGTTTAGATTAACTTGTCTTCTTATTTCTTCGTATACTTCATGACCTAATCCTATTCTTGACTCACGATTAATATGTCCATTTCCATAAACACCATTAATAACTTTAATTACTTCTTGCAATATTCTTTCTTTAGATACTTCATTAACTGTAAGTTCTTTAGGTTGTTCTATTGGTGGTGTATAAACTACTCTACCAATAGCAGGATTTACTATACAGCCTCTATATGTATAATTTGCATTTAATCCCCATCTTCCATTATCGTTAGTTCTTAAACAATTACAAAATGCTACTCCACCATAGTTACTTTCAGATGTATATACTTGATTAGTACTATCTATTCTTTCTACTATAGCAACATGTCCTGCTCCATCATTTGCACTTAATGTTCTTCCATATTGCCATACCATGATACCACCTAAAGTAGGAACATCACTTATTTCAAGCCCTAATGATTGAGCTCTTTCTATAAAGTTTTCTGCATTACAATTTAACTTAGAATATCGCATTTCTCCAATTATTTCATTAAATCTACCACAAGCATATCCTACACAATTTGATAGTACATCACAATGATAGTCTCTTGGATAACCTACAATACATTCTGAGTACCCACCCCACCTTTTTGTTCTATAAAAATTATTACCTTCTTCTGGTCTAGTTGTTCTTGGTGTTAATATCATTTTTTAACATCTCCTATCTTTATATCTCTTTTATTTTCTACAATAACTGAACTTTCATTTAATTTGATATCTTTGTTAAATGTTGTTTGTATTTCCATCTTTTATCTCCTTATTTTCTAATTTATTTTCTGTTTTTGATTTAGTATCAAAATCATATATTCCGTTAGCGTTCATGCTAATAAATACACTTGAAAGAATATAAAGTAATATATTTGATACTTTGAATTGACCTGTTGCTACGTTGCTTAAAGTCACTATTATTATTGAAATAAAAAAAGATACATATTTAGTAGGTATCTTTTTTATTCCAGGTATTTCCTTTATAAATTGTGTCACTCCAAATACTGCCGTTACGCAAGTTGCGTAAGTCATTAGCATCTCGTATGTAAAAAATTTATCCATGTTTTCCTCCTATAAATTTATTTTTAATAAAATAAAAACAAGACCAATTATTCCTGAAATAATAGAACCTACAACTGTTCTAATAGTCCATTTCAAATTGTCTTGTATTTTTGCTATTTCATTTGAGTTTATATTTGATTGTTCTAAAGATTTTTTAGCTGTTTGCTGTATTTCTTTATAATCATCAATTTTTACTTCTATTGTTTTTAGTCTTTCTAAGACTTCTCTTTGAAATCCATCCATAATTTATTTCCTTTCTTATCATTCTATTACTTCTATAGATAAAAACCCACTTCTTATTTGTCCATAGTCATTTTTATTTATTTGAGCATTTAAAGTTATGTTGTCTCCTTCATTAACATCTGTTATATAAGAAGGTATATTTAATTCTTTGTAGTTTTGAGTTCCTTCACAAATATATTCTTGTAAATTATCATTATTTTTTCTTAAAAAACCAAACAAATATGCATTAAAAGCATTTTCTGCAAGTATATGTCCACTAATTTTTACTTTTTTTACACCACTTTTGACAGTTATAACTCCATTTTGATATTCTAACTTATCAGTATTTATTTCTATTTGATCAAACAAGATATTTTGAAAATTAATATTTAAATTTTGTTTTGAAGTTTTTTTAACAAGCAATATTTCTTTTTTAAAACAATTCGTTAGCAATTTACCTTTTTTAGTATCAGTTTTAACCACAATATCATCTGAAGATATTTTATTATTTTTTAACACTTCACTTTTAATTACTTTCATTATTCTATAATCTCCCATTCTTCAGTTTCTTCTACTCTTATAATATTTCCTAGTGATTTTTTTAATTCTTCTTTTACTGCTTCTTTACTTTCAGTTAAAGCTTCATTTTTAGTTTTATTAATTTCACTTTCTAAGTTATCTTGTATTTTATTTAAACTTTCTGCATCTATTGGAGTTGAAGTGTCTGGTAAATTCTTAAATTCTATTTTTTCCATCTTTAATCTCCTTTATCTCTTTTTCTAATTTATTTACTTTATTTAGTAATCCCTTTATTGTACTTAACAAAAACTTATCATAGACTTCATTATCATATATTTTATATTCAATTTTTTTACCTTCTTCATTCATGCCTTTATTAACAATGCCGTCTTTTAAATAACCTTCTTCCTTATTAAATTGAAGCCAAGCATCGTACCCTGGTATTTTTTCTATTTCATCAATAATAAATCCGTACTTATTTTTCTTTTTTCCAAATCCATCATATTTGTAGTCATATTTATATAAATCAATTTTTTCAAGCAATTCTAATACTGTTTCTAATTGCTCGTCTTCGATTTTTGTTATATTTGTTTTTAATATTTTTGATGAAGCATTCCCTCCTGTAGTTACGATTTTTCCACTTTTCCAACCATTATCATTACCTGCAGCATAAACGCTACCACCTTGAGCATGTAATCCTATATTATGTGCTCCTGCAATTAAAATACTTCTTTCAGTAGTTGTAGCATTATTTCCTGATAGATAGTTTCTTATATAAAGTCTTCCATAACTATGAAGTACATTTAAGCTCAAATCTCCACCATCAGCACTAATATTAATTCCTCGTTTCATATTTTCATTTCTATCAAAATCAACATAAGAATTATATATTGCAATACCACCTGGACCTTTAAATCTTGCCGCGTTGTTGGCTGCAACAATTCCTCCACCTCTAGGATAGAATGCAAAATCTCCATCTTTTGCCATATAGCTATTGGCATTTGAAAATCTATCTCCTAAAATATTCCATCCTGCTATGTTACCACTGCGAGAAAACATGTATCCACTTGGATTTACTGAAAAATTATTGCTTGTTATGGTCGATGCTTGAATTGTTCCACCAATTGAAGCAATATTTCCGTTTGCATCTACTTTGAAATTCTTGCTATCAATAACTCCATTTGTTAAATCTATAACTGTACCACTTTGATTGTAAACATAATTATTCGACTTGATAACTCCAGTAGTGATATTGTGACCGTTGATAATTGACTTTCCACCAGTTGCTAAATCTGTAAATGTGGCATAACCATTTAAATTAAGTTTATTTGCTTGAATAGTTATAGCTTCAGCACTTTGATTGATTTTAGATATTATTTCATCACTTCCTACTTTTCTAGATACTTCTTGCGTAATTCCATCAGCAGTTTTTTTGACTTCTGTTTTTAATTCTCCATCCACTTTTGCTAAATCTTGTTTTGTCGCATACATTCTAGTTAATTCAGAATCAACGATATATTTAATTTCATAATTTAAATTATTATAACCTTCAACATATATTTCTATACTTTTCTCTTTATTAGGTATTATAATTCCATCATATTTAGTTATTACAGGGACATTTAATTTGTCTTTAGTAATTTGTAAATTATTCGTTACAATCATTTCACCAGATCTTATTAATAATTCGTCTTTTTCTTCTTCATTTCTATATCTTAAGTAAATATTCTTATCTAAATGGTATTTAGTTATTTTATCTTTTTCTTTAAAAACTAAAAATATATCTGGCAATGGATAGGTATCTTTTGATGGATATAAGCTTTTAGAAGGATATAATTTACATAAATCGCCAGTAATTTTTATTTCAACTATTCCATTAAAATAAATATCATTTAATATGATCTTATTTTTAAATTTTTGTTCTCTTGTGAATTTAAATGTTTTTTCTACTTTTTCAGTTATTTCACCTTGTTTAATTTTAATATTTGCTATTTCTTTAGCATTTTCATCTACTTTACTTACTTTTTGACTTATTTCTTCTGTTTTAAGTTCAAATTCAGATAACTTTTCAGTTGTTTTTTTCTTATTTTCTTCTAATTCTTTGGCTGTTATATTTAACTTATTTTCATTTCTATTAATAGAAACTTGTAGATTTTTAATTTTAGTATTAACTCCAACTTGTTTTGTTTCTTCTTGTTTTTTAGAATTAACATTTAATGAATATCCGCCATTCCAACTTCCGTTATAGTCTAATTCATATTGAGCTATAGTTAGATATTCTTTAACACCATCTTTAAATTTAATTAAATCTCCTGCTATTACATCATCTAAAATTAAAGTATTTTTAGTTTCAAAATTATAAAATTCAAAGTTTAAAATTTTATTTGATATATTGTTAAATACTTCTTCTTTAGTAATAAAAGGATTTTCAGAATTCAAATATAAAGTCTCTAGATTTTCATCTTCTGATGTTTGAAATTTTAAAATTCCATTATCAAATACAACTCTTTCTATTTTTCTTTTTTCACCTAATTTAAAATCTTCGCAATCATCTACATTTATAACTTTGGGAATTGTATCAAAATTCTTTAAATATAATTTACCATCTTGCCCTATTTGAGCGTATCCACCGTTTAATTCCGCAATAAATTTTAAATAATCTCTAGGAGTTAAATTAGAATTATATTCACTTATAGTTTCGTTTTCATTACTAAAACTTTCAATGCCTATTTCTATTCCTCTAGATGTACATATTAGTTTTAATAAATTTTTAGCACTTATTGGAACATATTTACTAATATCTATTTTAGAATTAAATAAAACCATTTTATCTATTAAAGTTAAGCTCAAAATATTATTTTCTTTTAAATTAAACTTATCTACTATTAAATTAGCATATTCTTTACTTTTATATTTGATTTTAACATCAGTAGGTACTGAATAAGTTCCTGGAACTTCAATAGTAAAAGTATTAGCTGTAGCAGAACCTAAAAAGAAAGTTTCATCAAATAATTTAAAATTATTTTTAATATCAACATAATCATCAGGATCTACTAATTTTCCATCAAAATAAATTTCTAACATTATTGACCTCTAACTTTCTTTTTTTGAACCAAATTAAAAGACAAGTTATAATCTCTTGTCTGTAAAATTTCCCAATTAAATTTTGAACATCTAAATTCTGCTTCTATATATCCTTCGCCATATATCGGATGAATACATCTTGCTATTATAGGATTTTTCTTAATTTTTTCTGCAATAAAATAAAAATCTTCTCTAGATAGAAAATTATATCTATAATGTAACTTACTCCATCTAGTAGATATTACATTATCTATCATGTTACCTGTTTGCTTAGAACGATATGAATTACTGTCTAAATCTTCACAATCTCCTGAATAAGTAGATGGTGATGGCATAGGAATTAAAACATTATTTTCTTTAATGTACCATATAACTTCTGCCATCAACCCATCACCCTTTCATTATATAAGTCGTAATCTCTTGCCACTTTTCCTATAGCTCTAGAATCTAAATATGTATTCATATCTTTATCTTCAATAGTTCTAATTAATTCTCTTAATAACATGTTAGTTTCTTCATTTCCTCTACCAAAAAATTCTTTACTATTAAATTCTTTAGGTACAACTGCTTCTCCTTTGTGAATTTCTGCAAGTCCATCACTTTCAACATAGTTAGTACCTACATTAAGTTTTGGAATACGTGGAATTTTAACTTTTAACTCTGGTATTTTTACTCCTGGTATTTTATTGATAAGCTTTATAGCCATATTTATAGGCAAAAGAAATGAATTAAGTGCACCTTCGATAAATGCAATTAATATATTTCCTATACCAATTAACATCAATTTAAGACCTCCTATTATTTTTTTACTATCTAGTGTGAATATACCTTGAAAGAAGTCTTTTACTCCTTCAAAAAACTGCATTGCACCTTTAAATAATCCTTTAATTAAGTTAATTGCATTTTCAAACGGAACCGATATAATTTCTCCTATTACTCCAAATTTTTCTTTTAAAAATTTAGGGAAGTTTTCTACTGCTATTTTTATTTCGTTCCAATGTTTAACTATAAATAAAATAGCTGCCGTAACTGCTGCTACTATTAAAGCAATAACCATTGGCCATACACCAAATGCTATACCTATTCCTATGACAATTAATGCAAGACCTCCTAAAATTAAAGTCCATGCTTTAGATTCGTTGCCACCTTTTTTAAAAAGTTCGATAATTCCCATAACAAAACCTACAACACCAGCGATTGCAATTCCTATTCCGACAAACACATGAGTAAGACCTCCTATACCCATTGAAGCTAGTTTTCCACCTAATGCAAAACCTTTTAAACCTAAAGTAACTGCAGCCAGTCCCATTACAATTAGTTGCCAATTATCTTTAATGAATTTACCAAAATTAGTTATTTTATCAACCCATTCTAGATCTAATTTTTGATTTTTAAATTGGTCAGTCCAATCAGCTTCAGGAGTTTCTATAGGGCTTTCTTTGTCAGCTATATTATTTATTTCATCAAATCCTGCTAAATCTCCTTTTAATGCCTTTGCTTCTTTCCTTGCTTTTCTTATTGCTTTTGCACTAGAATCAGTTTTCTTTTTGGCTTTATCCATCGCTTTAGCTAAATAATCAACTCCAGTTAATGATTTAACAAATACATTTATATATCCTACTAATTTTAAAAGTCCGTTAGCCATACCTGATAATACAGATTCAAACATTGCACCAAGGCCTATCCACGCTGCTTGAATTTTATTTGATAATTCCTGGTCTTGAGATAGATATGCTGATGAAGCTCTTGAAATAACACTAAATGCACTTCTTACAGAAAATAGAGCTAGTGCAAATCTTTTAACACTACTGATACCTTTTTTAAGAGATGAACTAAAATCGTGATTTGATGCTTGTTTTAATGAAGACATAGCATTTTTTGCACCATCAATTTTATTTTTAACAAAACCTACAGCTTGACCTAACTTACCCATTTTACTATTGTTAACTGCTTCTAAATCTTGTTTTAAAACACTAACTCTACTCATCAATTTTATAATTTGGTCTTGTATTGGTATTTCTTCTCCTGATGCTAGTTTTACTGTATTGTTTTTAGAATTTTTCAATTTTTCAATTCTACTTTCTAATTTTTGCAATTCTTTTTCAGCTTGTGAAGAGTCCATATATAGTCCAGTAGTAAAATTTTCTTTTGCTTTTTTAGCAAACATAGTAGTTCTATTAATCATGGCATTGATTTTTTGATTAAATTGATTAGTTAATATTTCTATACCAATACCAAATTCTTCTTTCATATTTCACCTCCTTTCAGGCAAAATAAAAAGACCTTAAAGGTCTTATTTAATGTAATTTTTTTCATCGATTGTCATATAGTTTTTAATTTTTTTCCAAAGTTCAAAAAGTTTTTTATCATCTTCATTTTTCATATCTTTTATAGTAAGATTTTTTATTCTTGTTTTATATGTATCTTGCCAATAACATCCAAATATAGCTAAATAATTAGATATATACTTATATTTTTCAGTATCTTTTTTAAAATTTATATCTAACATTTTATCTATAAATTCTACTTCTTCATCTGACAAAAAATCTTTTATTAATGTAAGATACCTATCTTTATCATAAATTTTCCACAAACTATCATAATATTCCTTTTCCATATCTATATCTCGAATATCTATCATTATAATTCCTCCAACTTTATATCTATTTTAACATTACCTGAAGTATCTTTATATTCTTTTATTTCAATAACTTTAAATTTAGTATTTCTTTTAAAAATAACTTCCTCTTCACTTGGATTATATTTTGATATATTTTTAGCTGTTTTACTTTTTATTCTGTATTGTATAGGTGAATCAGGATCATAATCTTCTTTAGCTATTGTACAACTAGTATATGATGGAAAATTAATAGTTTCATTTTCTTTATATTCTTTCAAAAAATCTGATTTTATTTTTTCATCATTAGTTCTTACTCTAATACTTCTTTTAACTATACCTTTATAATTAGGCATTTTATCTAACGCTTTATCTAAATTTTCTATATTTTTCTTTTGAATTTCATTTAAAGGTATATTTTTTCTTATACAATCATTAATAATATAACTATCAGATCCTATATACCAATATAAAGCATGTTCTTCCTCTTTAGATGGTAAATTCATTTGCTTTCTTAGTCTTTCCTGTAAGTCTTCACTAAATTTTTTGCTTTCTTTTATAGCATCAGTTAGCGTTTGATTTTCTTTGATAAATACTCTTCTTTTTAAGATTGTTACCCATCTTCCTTTTTCTTCTTCCATTATTTCATACCTCTTTTCATATATTTTTCTTTTAAAAAATCAGGCATTTTAATAGATACTTTGGGTGGAAATAATTCAGGCATAGCTTCTTCTGGTGATGATGGATATTTACTAGGATCATTAAACGCTAAGCCTATCAAATTAGCTTCTCTCCAAATTTTATAAGCTAATCCTTTCTTTCTTTGTTCTAATGTATTTAAAAGCTCTTTAACTGTCATGTTATAGAGCTCTTCGTATTTAAAATCAAATTTAAGTAATTCATCATATAAAATGTTTATATATTCTGTTAAACTTCTTTTTCTAGTTCCATCTTCTTGTTCTTTTTCTTCTCTCTCATTGCTTCCAGGTCTTCTTTTTTGAATAAACCCGATGCCACAGCTGTTTCATATATTATCTTGTCAAAGATATCTTCTAAATAATAACCATCTGCAATTAACTTATCGTATAATTCACATGCATTATTTTCTGAGAATTGTTCATTTTCATGTTTTCTCATAAATCTAAGCATATTAATTACTGCTGTTATCGAATAATCTTGTAAGTAATCTAATGTTCTTACCTTGTTAATTCTTTCTAAATTAACACAATCCTGGCTTCTTAATTTAAAACTTATTTCTTCTCCATTTTTTAATGTTATAATTACGTTATTCATAATTTATTTCCTTTCTATATTAAAAAAAGAGGTTTTTAATAAACCTCTTTTAAACTGTTAATTTTCTTTCAACTTCTGCTATTGGTGCGTGGTACATTGAAAATTTAATCAAATCTCCTGTGCTTCCACCTTTAATACTAGTTTTAACTTTACTTCTGTAGCTTACTTCTACTCCGTTTGGAAATGTTAGCCACCAAAAATATGTTTTACCACTATCTTCTAAGTCACTAGCTATTTTAATATTAGCTGTAGCACTTGGAGATTCTAAATTAAATTCATACGGTAATTTAACTGCTGGTTGTAATCCGTATATTTCAGTTTTGTATTTAGTATTGTCCAAACTAGTAGTATCTATTGAATCAGGTTCTCCTCCGATGTCAGGGACAGTAACTAAACCTTTAATAATCTTTTTAGCACCTGTTTTAGTTTCTGCATATTCAAGTTTTGTTCCGTTATATGTAGAAAATTCTAATGCTTCATTCATATTTACCTCCTATTTTTTTAATAACTCGTTATATTTAACGTTACCTGTTACCAATATTTTTCTAATATTGTTATCCATTGTTATATCTTTATAACTGTATCTTATTTTTAATTCTTTTAATTTTTTCTTTAATTCTTCTAAAGCTTTATCAATTATTTCTAAAGTATTTTCGCTTGTACTATTTTTTCTAACAATTCTTCCTATAATACTTACTTGCATTACATAATTACTATCCATATCACTATCTAAAAAATCTTCAGATAATTCATATCCAAAATAAGTTTTACCTTCTTCTACTACAGAATCTGGTATTGGTGGACCTGATTCTAAAACACTGATTTCATTAAATTTTGATTGTATTAATTCTCTTAAATCTTGCATTTTTTCACTGCCTTTCTTATTTCTTCAAGAAATGTACTTTTATTTTTTGATAATGCTGGATAAAAATGAGGTCTTGCAATAATACCATCTGTAGTTATCCATTGATGAAGATATTCATCGTAATAGCACCACGGAGTTAATCTATAACCATATCCGTGAGGATATGTATTACTTGATGCTCCTTTTATCCCTGTTCCCCATTCCAGGAAAGCTGCAAGTGGAACTTTAGCCCATTTCGGGTTACTTCCGCCTACTAACAAATCAGAAAAAACAGAAGTTCTAATTTTATTATTTTTAACTTCTGTTTCTCCAACTTTAATACTTGATGTATATTCTCCGTTTGTAGAAGGTGCATTTTCAATAACATCTTCTTGAATTGTTTTCGCCGTATTTTCTACTGCTTCTACTAAGTTTTTTTCTAGATTTTTAGACCATTTTAATAAACTTATACTTAATTGACCTATATCTCTCATATCAACTCTACATCTAAATACTTCTTTTTCACAGATACAACTTTATAATTTTTATGATCTATTTCTATATTATATTTAGATATATTATCTTCTTGATTAGTAATCTTACTGGATAATAGCTTCTCAAGTTTATTATAAATAGAACTAATTCTATATGTTTTATTAATTGAAGCTCCATAAATACTTGCACTAACAACATCATTTAATTCTTGAAGTATAACTTTATATTCATTTATCAAAATATAATTTTCTAAATATGTACCATTTTTTTGTTTAATCCTATCTTTTTTATTTAATTTACATAAAACTAAACTTCTTAGAGCTTTCATATTAATATCCTTTTATTTTGTTTGATAATATCTGAAGTCATTTCTTCAATTGCTGATGCATAGTTATTAGATTCACCACTTTGAGATGATGATTTAACATCTTCTGTTCCTCTTCGTAAATATATAGATTTAACTGCTTTCTTAATATTACTTTTTAATACTTTTAATTGTTCATCTTTATCTGAAATAAATCTTCTATTAGAAGAAAAAAGGGCATCATTTATTACATCTTCTAACAAGACTTTTAACACTTCTTCATCATTACGATAATTATCAGCTAAATCTTGTTTTATTTCTTCTAATATTTTTTCTTTCATTTTGTGCCCTCCTCACTTTTAAGCAGTATGTTTTTTAACTACTACTTGTTCTGGTGATGTAACAGTAAATGCAGTATTATATTCAACTTGAGCTTTAGAACCATTAAAGTTTTCACTGTCAATTAAACGATATAATTCCATATTGTCTAATAAAGAAAATGCTTCAAAGTTACCAACGATGATATCAACTAATGATGTATCAACTGTCTTTAAAGTGCCTGTTTTATCATAATATTTTGCTGTTTTATTATCAAATAAATTACATTCAATTATTTTAAGACCAAATCTCTTAAGTAATTTACCATCAACTATTGCTTTATCATAATTTTCAGCAAATCCTAAGTTTTGGAGCAACATTGCATATCCTTCTGTAGATATCAATGCATAATTTGGTTTTCCTTTTTTATCTCTAACTAATTTTCTTAGAGATACTAATTTATCTACAATGTTTGCTTTAGTAATTTTTGTTGTATCAGTATCTGCTGTACCTTCATTTACTAAACAAGCAACACCAGAATATTGTCTAGCTTCTGTAGTTTGATTTAAAGAATCTGATAAATATTCTTCTCCTGCTTTAAATGCTACAGCTTTAGCTTGAACTCCATAGATTTTTCTTGATTTTTGAAAATTATTATTAAAAACAATAGGTATCAATTCATCACTTGCTGCTTCGTCATTAAAATCTCTTCCAGGTTTTCCAACTTCAACCGCATTTCCCTTTCCTAATTTGTGAACATATATAGCCCCAGCTGGACCTATTTCATACTTATCTGTATAAGTAACACCTGGTATTAATACTGTGTCACTATATAAATTTGGTTCAATTGTAGGTGAATATCTTTCATCTACATTTAGACTTCCATATAAAATTGCCATATTTTACCTCCTTTTCTTTTAACCTTTGTAATATGGGTTATTTTTATATTTTTCTTTTAAGTACTCTTTATTTTCATCGATTGTCGTACTTCTAACAAATCTTGGACCATTTTGTTGTAATTTTTCAGTTAATTTCTTTTCTACTGCTTTGTTAAAAATAGTGCTAATATTGTCTATTTTTGTTTTTATACTTTCAGCAGTTTCTTTTGAATAATCTAAAATTTCAATCAAAGATAAGTCCAATTCTTTTTCATTAGCTATTTTGACTGCTTCTTCTTTAAGTTCGTATGAATTTAACTTAGCTATAGCCTCGTTTCTTTCATCTTCTAACTTTTTAATTTCATAATTTTTCTTTTCTTCAGCATTCATCTTTGCTAATTTTTCTGCTTCAGTTTTTTTAACTTCTGCATCTTTTTCCCATTTTTCTTTAGAAGTTTCTAATGCTTTTGCTACTTTCTTATCAAATTCTTTTTGATAATTAGGATCCTTTAAAATGTCATCAAAAGATATTGTTGAATTATCGCTAGAATTAGCATCTGTATTATTTGAATCTCCCTCAGCAAATAGTTGGATGTTTAAATCCATTAAACCTAAGTCTTTTAGGTTAGAATTTTGATTTTTCATATTATTTTCTCCTTCCCCAGCTCATTGAATTAACCCCAAGCCATTTAATGAAATATGAAAAAAAGAACGATTTCTCGCTCTTTTAGTGCTATTAAGCACTGTGATACTAATAACTATTGAATATTATTAACATCACACTACTTAATAGTGATTTTTATTTATGGTCGGGAAGACAGGATTTGAACCTGCGATCCCCTGGTCCCAAACCAGGTGCTCTACCAAGCTGAGCCACTTCCCAATAAAAAATTGACTTTTAAGCCAATTTATATTAATATTTAATTATAAAAGCAATGGTCGTGATGACGTTTCATCTAGTGTCATTGCTTTTTTTGTTGTACATTTTAAATTGATTATCTTTTTTTACACCTATTTTTTCTACCCAATCTAATCTTCTATATGTGTATTTTATTTGGCTTTCTATTTCTTGCCAATCAATATTATTATTAGTTATTTCGATTATAAAATTTTTAGATTGCAACCTTTTTTTATCAATATTATGATAAATTAATTGGCTACTAAATCCTGTTGTATATTTATAATCAAAATATTCTTTACCTATTTTATAATCAGGTACAGATATACCATCAGGTTTATTTATTTTAGGCAATAATGTTACGTTTAAGTTACTATTTTTAATTAACCATTTTGCAAAATTTTCTTCTCCTGTGCTATGTTCATATTTCAAATTATGATTATCTAAAACATATTCTCTACCTCTAAAATTAAATATTTCCCCTTTGTTAAATATTTTTATTGTTGGTGTTTTATTTTCTTTTAATCTCAACCATTCATTTGTAATATTTTCATAATTTAAATGTTCAATATTTAATAAATATGTAATCGTACTTCTACACCAATGAAAATGATTGCTTATAGGTGGTAGATTTTCTCCTTGAATTAGCCCTTTAGTTCGATATGTAACTATTCTTTTGTCTATATCACTATATCTTTGATATACATTCATTTTATTTAAATAGAACTCTTGATTATTTAAAGTATTACACATCTTTGTAGTTCTGTTATCGACTTCTGAAACAAATCTACATTTATCTGTATTTGTATCAATACCAGCTTGTAGATATGCTTTATTAGTTAAGTTCTCAGCTATATTAACTATTCCTCCACTATTTAAATTATCACTTATATACCTATTTTTTTGTTTTTTAAATAGACCTTGATAGTTTTTATCATTAACATCTAATTTTTTATTTAACTGCATATATACAAGTGTATTATTTAGTGTTTCGTCAGCATTTGTTAATGTAAGCATTTCTAAATATTCATCAATAGTCGCATTAAACATAGGTATGTTAAAAAGCAAATAAAAGATTTCCAAATTAAAAGACATAGTTTTGTTTCCTATGTCTTTAATTCCTTGATTATAAGAATTTTCGCATAATTTGTAGAATAATTTTTCGTTTATTACGTCTAATTCTTTTTTTTCTTCTAAATAACATATATAAATCAATGATCTTATTAATTCTAAATAAGTAATGTTATTTTTGTTTAAAGTTTCAATTAATTTGAAACTTAAATAACCCATGTTTTTTAATACTTTTCTTATTTTTCTATTTAATCTATCTTTTTCAACTATAGGTATAATTTTATTTATATCTTTATAGTCTATTTTAATGCTATTTAATACATCTTGAATAGAATCTTTAGTATTTCTATTGATTTTATTATAGTTGTTCAAATAAGAAAGTAGGTAGTTGTCTATTTTAGACCATCTTTCGTTAAGTATTTGTCTATTATTCATTTAAATACCTACTTCTTTTCTTTTTTATTTTTATCTTCTTCTACTTCATTCATCAATTCTTTATCTGTTTTTTGAGTTTTTATTTCGTCATTTCCAGTTTGTTCTTGAATTGTAGTATCTTCTATATTTGCTCCATTAGACTTTAACATCTGCATTCTTTCAATATTATTTAACATATTATCTTCTGCTTCAGAATCTTTCTTATTCTTTTCATCTATATAGTTATATCCTAATTTTTCTATTATAGTTTGAAGAGATAGTATATTTTGAAGTTTTAACATAGAATCTATCTTTTCATCATCATTAGCTGGTAGGTTTTTAGGTATTTCTATATCTATATCTCTAAAATCAAATTGAGTATTCTTTTTTAAATTAATTCTTCCAAATATTAATTCCCATCTTCTAAGATAAGCTTTCTTTAACTTACTTATAACACTAGCAGTAGCCATATTCATTACATAGAACTTTCTATCTATTGCTGATGCATTTAAATCATTAGAATTAAACGCTAAGTCAGAAGTATTAGGAATACCTGCTAATTGAAACATTAAATCAATATATGTCTTTAAAATAAGTATTACTCCGTTTGCGTCTAATTGTTTAATTAACCATTCCACATCTCCACCTTCTGCTACATATATAGTCAATGAATTTATCCAAGCTTTATCTTCTAATTCTCTTGCTGGATTAATTTTAAAATTGCCTTCTTCATCCTGTAATAACATCGGTTGTTGGCTTGTATAACCACTAACTTTTAATTTGCAATCAGAGTCGTTATATTGAAAGGTATTTCTTACATTTTGAATTAATTGTTCATAAGACTGAATTATATCTTCACATGCTTCAAATATAGCAAAATCAGTCTCTATTGCGATTGCAGGAACATCTCCCCAAGAATGATTTTCATTGTCACTTTCATACACTTCGTTATTACTTTTATCATAAGTTCTAGTACCAGTTCTATCAGTTAATTCTACCTTAGTTACTTTATTACCATCTATTTTGTCTTCTTCCCATGTCCTAACTATACCAATTAAATTAGCAGGAGAATTATAATCCCATATAGCAACTGTTTGCAATGGATCATATTTTGTATAGACAACTTCATTTTTATTATTTTCATATAATATTTCATAACAAGACGTAAGTTCTAAAATATCATGTATCAAGTCATAATTTTCTGTTTCATCATCATTATAGCTACTTACGTAGTCTATTATGATATCCATTGATTTTTTGTAATCTTCATCTGTTTGCTTTTTGTCTAGTAATTTATTTAACAGCTTCTTTTTACTTTCATCAGTTGTGTCTGCAACGCTATATATTGGCTTACCAGATAAATAACCTGTTGCTAAATCAGTTATAAACTTTTCAAAAGGTATAACCGTCGACTTATTATCACTAGAATACATTACTTTAGTAGAATCTGCTTTTCTACTATATTTATCATGTAATTGTTGTCTTTTTTTTAACACTGGAGTTATCTTTTCTAATAACTTTGGTATATCATTTGCTGTTAATTCTTCTATATTTGATAATTGTATCATTTATCCTCCTTAATATAATTTTCTATTTGATAATTCCCATGCACTTGGACTAGAATTTTCGTACACTCCTGTAGTGCAGTCTGCTGCATCATCATGTTTATTCTTACCTTCCTTTTGGTATTTCTTCATCTCAGTAGCATATTCAGGCCATCTTGCTTCCCAATCAACAGGAAAAAAGACGTTATTCATAACGCCTGTAGAATTACTTAATATTCTTGCTTTTTTATTTTCGCCTTGATGAAACCAATCAACAATTGTATGATAGTTTCTTAATTCTTTTAATTCTCTATTAACATTTCTTGCATAACCTCTTCCACCATTATTACTTTCTATTTTTGAATAACCTACTTTATCTTTAGTCATCATTTTAGCTTGTAGCGGTTCAGTTATTTCCATAGGTTCTTTTGTAAATAATATATCTAACACATACTTTTGATTGTTAAAAGATACTCCATAATCAATGCTGCAAAGATAATCTTCACCCTCATCTGCAGTATCGGTGTAATTCATAATGTATTTAAAATTAGGTAATTTTTCGTATTCGTATGTTAAAAATTTACTATATAATCTACCTTTAATATCTATTGGCTCTTGCTGATAGTTAGCCTCAATTATATCTTTATTCATATTTTGAGTTTTAGCTATATAATCTTTTTTTGATAATACATCTTCACAAAGCATAGTATTGTCATCTTTAACTGCTTTATAAGAAATATGCATGACATCTTTATTATTTTCTAATATATAACCTGCTAAATCTCCTGTAGCCCATCTTGTCATTATTATTAATATCTTAAAACCACTTTCGGTTCTAGATAACATAGTGTTGTTATACCAATCAATTATTTTTTGAAGAGTATTTTCATTGTATGCTTCTTCACTATTTTTAATAACATCATCTATTATCATTAAATTACAACCAAATCCTGTTGCAGTACCTGTTGGAGATGTTGCTAAATAATTAGCTTCTTCATTTCCATTTAAAGCCCATTTACTAGAACTTGCTTCACCATATTTTATTTTAGTATTAGGAAATATGTTACCAAAAATACCATCTTCTTCAGATATACTATCTCTTACTTGTTTAGCAAATGTCGTTGACAGTGTTTCATTGTAAGATCCTGTCATTATTTTGTATTTATTATTCTTACCAAGTAACCATTGAACTAATAATCCTGCTGTTCTACTTTTGCCATGTCTTGGTGGCATGTTGATTACACATATTCTTTTGTCGCTTTCAATAAAACTTTGTAAATTATTACATAAGTCTTTTAAATACTCTCTATCATCTTTATAAAAATTTGAAGCTTTAATTTTGCAATATTCCCAAAAATATCTCCTAGCTAACTCATATCTTGCTTGTTCTTTTACATAATTAGGAATTATCTTCACTTGCTAACTTCCTTAATTCTTCTTCAGTAAGTCCTGCATAATTATTAATGTTAGCTGTATGATTTATTTTTTGTTCTTCTATCCAACCAAAGTTATTTTTTAGATTAAAAATAATTCCAGCTGCTCTTGTATCAAATAATCTTTCTTCTACAAAATTCTCTACTCTATCTCTTGCTTTCTTTATTGTGGGAAAAAATTTCTCATCTTTACTATAATTAAGCAATGATCTTCTATCCATATCTAAATAAAGAGCCAATCCTGACATTGTATAGGGTTTCTTCTTCTTATCACAATATTTAAAATAATTGTTACATTTCTTTTTAAATAGTGCTTCTTCAGTATATTTTTTAGATCTAGCCATTTTCTTTTTCCTTTCTAAAATAATTATCTACTATGTTTTTAACAATATCGTGTGAATTTGATACTATATCGCATACATCTTCTTCAGAATATTGCTTATCACAATGTGTTATAAAAGTAATTATGTAACAATGAGTCAATTCATGTAATAACGTTAATTTTTTTCTTTGCTCTGGCAAATCTTTATCTAAATAAATAACTAAATCATCTGGATATGTTATTCCAAAAAATCTAGAATCTAAAGATTTAACATTCTCTACACTTTCTGCTTTTTTTGTATTTATTATTGTCTTTATTTCTTCTTGACTTTTTTCTTCTATTTTCCAATCTATTCCGTTTATTTTGAATTTCATTTCTCTCTAACTCCTTATCGCATTGTTCTTTTTTAGGACAAGCATTACAAATATATTTCATACAATAATAATATTTATTTTTCATCTTCATCAAAATCTACTAAATTTTTATAAAATAAAAAGATGATAGTAAATATCATCATTGGCATTAAAAATACTGCTGCAAGTATCACTAAAATTGCACTTAAAAAACTCCACATTTTATTCCTCCATGAAAAAAAGACAACACTTCTGCTGTCTTTCTAATTTAATTCCCTATTATACATTATAACATATCTTGACCGGGTCAAATCGGTTCAAATTGGTTCATTTTAGGTCAAATTGGTTCAAATTAGGTCAGTTTTCGCATTTAAAATACTTATTTATAATTCTTTTAATGCTACTTTCACTAATTCCTATCTTTCTACTCACTCCATAATTGCTATATCTTTCTTTATATTTTAATCTTAAAATCACTTTTAAACTTTCATCTTCTAGGTTCTCTACAAATCTTTCTATCTCTTCTATGTCTTCTTCAATAGATCGTATTTTCTCAAGTAACTTTTCTTTTCTTTCAATATATTTTTCTTGTACCGATGTTATAGCATCATTTTTAATTGGAATTTCGCTTAAACCAGAACAAGAGATAGTTATCTTGTCTATCTCTTCTATTTCCTTTAAAAATGTGTTTTTTCTTAGTTCTAGCCAATACCATTTTTGTAATTCATTTTCAGTCATCTACTCGCCCACCTTTTTTCTTAATTCAAATAATTCATTGTTTGCTTCATTTAACTTTTCTAAATCTATTTTATTTTGTCCTTTTAAAGTTTTTATTTCCATTTTCGCTTTATATAATTCGTGATTTAATCTAATTACTTCTGGTAAATATATTCTTTCAAGTGTTTTAAGTTCTTTTTGTAACTTTTCACACTTTTCTTGCAACTCTTTTTTCTCCACTTTTATTTTCTTCTTTCTTCTTTATTCACCTTTTATTCTATTTTTTTATATTAATTTTTCGTTAAACTTATTTATAAAATAAACTTGTCCTTTTCCAGTAATTTTAGGAGTTTTAGATATACTTATGTGACCATCAGCATGAGTTACACTTGTTTCTTTTATTTCAAACAATCCTAAATTCATGCTTTTTTGTGTTGGCATATTAAAATCCGTTCCATTTCTGCTAATTAAATAACCTAAATCTCTTAATTTTTGAAACAATCTATTTTGTCCTATATCAATTCCATTTTGTTTTAAAATTTTAGCTAATTCTCCTACTAATATACTTGTGTGACTTGCTGTTACACTATCTGCAAATATTACTTTTGGCTTTTGCTCTTCTATTTCTTTTATATATTTTTGCTTTTCTTCTCTTTCTTGTTTTAATTGTTTTAAAACTTCTATCGCAAAATCAGGATTATTTAATAACTCATCAGTTGCGTACATTCCATGTTTCCTAATTGTAGGTAGAACTTCTTTTGTTACCCATTTTTTAAATTTTTTAGCACTTTCTAACTTGCTAGATAAAATTAGACTATATAGTCCACTTTCATTAATTATTGTAACATCTTGAATTCCTCCAAGGGTGCTCTGTTTTAGGACCCCCTTGTCATCTAAATCAACATGATCTAATATTGCTTTTCTTGCTCTTGCATATCCTAAAATTTCAGCAACATCTTTTCCAACAAACCACATTTCATTATCTTTCATAATTGTTCTTATTTCTTTATTTTCATAATTAAATATTTCAAATTTATTCATTTTCCCTCCTTCTCTTTCAATTATTTATTTTGTCATATAGTTCATATACATCTTTTTTCATTGATTTCTTTACTTTATTCATTTTTTCTAAAACAATATAAAATAATGACTGATATTTTTCTAAATCTTCTTTTAAATGATATTTTGCATTTAATTCTAAATTATTATTGTTTATATTTCTTGCATAATAATCATCCATTATTTCTAATGTTCCTATTAGTCCTTCTATTTCTATTAAATTTCCCTCTAAATTACTTATATTTTCAAACATAATTAAAAAACTTCCTTTCGTATACACTACTCAAAAGTTTTTTATGTTATAATTAAAGAACATTACCTTTTGGTAGTGTGTATTCAAGATAGATTAGTGGTAAATTCTACCGTCAAGTTGATTTCACTTTTCTATCTTTTTTATTTTTAAATTTTTCTTCTTAAATATTCGGACAATGTTAGTCCTTTTTCTTTTGCTTTCTTTTTTAGTCTTTCGTGCTCTTCTTCATCGAGCATAACGGTAATTTTAACTGTTTTAGGTAGCTTTGTTATAAAAGGTCTACCTATTTTTTTTGTTTTCATTTACCTCCTCTCTTTCTACCGTCAATTAAATTCTAATAAACTAACGGCAGTTTGTCAACTTTTTTTGAAAGTAACAATCAACTTTTAAATCTATCTAATTTTCAAAGAACTTTTTAAATTATATTAATACATCTCCTCTTCTCTAATCTCACTTGGACTTCTTACTTCTAAATTTTGTTCCCTACATGCTTCGATAAGTCCGTTTAATAACAATGCAAATTCATCCGTCTTTAGTTCGTGACTTGGTACATAAACTTCATAGATATTAAATAGTTTGTTGTCCTTTTTTATTGTTTTCTTTAATTCGTAATATTTAATTCCTCTTAATTCAGTTTCTTTAGGTATTAAAACTTGATACCTAATTGAATAATTCTTTAACATTTCAAAATGTAATTCTTCTGTTCCTATCTTTAAAGTTAATGCTAATTCATTAAGCAGTTTGTAATATTTAGCATTTTGGTCTAAATTTCTTTTTTCTTTATATTCTTTTATTTCAAAGATCTTATCTTCTCCTTGATTTAGTAACCAAGATATTATTTTATTCTTATTTCCTATTAATTTCATTCTGCATTTTTAACTTTCATAATTAAATCAGCTAATTCATCTGATTTAATGTAACCAATAGTGCTATCATTAGTTTCAATAAAGCTTCTAGTACAAAATTCATTTTCATAAAGAATTGCCACTTCACAATCTTCAGATTCACAAAAATCTATAAAGCTTAAATTTTTCATCTTTTTTAATAATTTTTGGTTGTAATGATTTTCTGTATAACTTCCATAACCATTAACAATTGAAATTGTGTAACCATTATCAAATGTTATTTTAAATTGTCCATAACTTGTTTGTATCATAAATTCTCCTTTTATTTAATTATCAATTTCGCTATTAATATAAGTAAAATTTGAAAAGCAAACAAAATTATTAGCGGTGCAAATACAAGCAACCAACTTATATTTATTATTTTAAATATTTTTAA